GTTGATGAGCAGCGGGGAAGATAGTGCCTGTTCCGGCAAAAGCATCGAGGACATCATCACCTGGCCTTACTGATCGTTTAAGCAGATCGACATAAAGTTCAACAGGTTTCTGTGCCCCGTGTGTGAGGTTTTCTTCCAATACCGTAGAGATAACATCGGAGTAAACTCCGGTAACAGGCTTGCGCCCCTTGATCGCATAGATACACATCTCCCATTGACGCTTCGGACCATGCTCAGGGAGTGGGATGCGGCCGCTACGTGGCTTGTAGTTGATAAGAGGTGTGCGAAATACATACCAACCAGCTTTTTGGAGGAGAGATTTCAGCTCATGGAAGTTGTCAATATCACAGAACATGTAGAGATGTGCTTGGGGCTTCGACACTCGATATAAAAGTGGGCAGAGATCGATCATGAGTGCTTGCCATGAGGTCTTGGTATCGTCGTAGTGATGCTCTGCATTACCCATTGTTCCCGCACCGTCACCGAAGCTTTCAGCTCCCATACCGTAAGGCGGATCTGTGCAGATTACGTCGAAGGTGTTGTCAGGGCACTTGGTCAGCCAGTCAATGCAATCAGTATGATGAAGCTGGTGAACAGACGAGTTGAAGTTGCGCCCGATGCGTTCGGCGAGTTCGGCGTTCTTTCTCTGATCCTCTTGTTTTTTCAATATCTTCAGCGCGTCTTTCGCGGTTTTCGCCTTCTGCACGTCAGGGTTTTCGAGATGGTCTGCAAGGATAACATCTGTCCGAACTTTGGCGTGGAAGTCTCCGAACTCGTTGGAAGCTTTACCTTCAAACTCTGGTCGAAGTTCCTTAGCTGTGTCGGCTATTGTGTGAGTTACACCGATGGCTTCGGCCTGCTTGATGCGTAGGGCATGAAGCCTCGCGATTGCTGCCGATCGTTCCTGCCATGTAAGATCGCGGCGTTTGAGGTTTTCGTCGAGCTCAGCTTCTTCAGCTGCGATTTCGTCCAGTTCACCAAGTGTGACGTAAGGCGCGTGGTATGGCGGATAGTCAACCCCATTGTGCCGGATACCGTCCCCCATTGCCCATAAATCGCCCATAGCGCGCAATCGGCGTTCACCGGCGACTAGGACTAGGCCGGAGTCCGTTTCTCGCATGACAGGGGCGTGCAACAGCCCTATGGCCGCAATGGAATTAGCTAGGTCAACCAGCGACTCAGCCTCAAACTCTTGCCGCTGCCGGTTGTCGGAGATGATGATTTTGTCAATATGGATAGAGTGCGGCATGACTCGCTTTCTTGCAAAAGTGGCGGGGGAATTACTACTCCCCCGCCAAGGATGGGCTTGGTGAAGTTTACGCCGGTTTGGTCAGCGCTTTGACTTCGTGGTAAATGTCCTCACCATTGATCCGGTGAGAGACTTTGACGTTAGCCATGCGGCCTTGGATCATGCCAAAGGCGAACGGCTCACCTGGAGTGTTGAGGTCCAGGGCCTCGCGAATACGGCCGAGGCCGACGTTTTTGCCCTTGCCGAAGTCGAGTTGGCCGGTTTCGGTAAGATCCAGCATCTGTTGCTGTGGGACTTTGACCGAGTCACGACCGAGCAGAGCTTTGACATTATCGTCTTGGATATCCCAAAGGATTTCAACCTTCAGGCCGGACGACGAGCCATCGCGTGATGCCCATTGCTTGACTTCGACCTTGTCGGCTACTGCGAGGTATTCGCCGACAGGGCAGGGAGTGATTTTGGTATCGTTGGCTTCTTCGAAAGTTTGGTTCAAGAATGTGTTAGGATCAAATGACATAAAGTGTGTGTCTTTCAGTTACAGTTGCGAAAAATGGGGACAAGGTGGATATAACCTCTCGGCCCCCTGCGAGGGGTTATGACGTAGCCTGATCGGGCGAGTTGCGCTTGAGCCACTTGGTTACGATCAGGCGAAAATCTTGCGGAATATCGGATTTGATAGGTAAGTTCCTCGTCTTGACGTCCGCCATCGGACTTGCCGTGTCCCAATACCACTTCTCCCCCGATCGGGTTGTGAGTATCGCATCGGAGAACATGGCAGGGAACTTTGGAGCCAAAGCCTTACCTAGCGTCGAAACCATTAACTTCACTCCACCGAGAACAGCATCAGTTTCACGCTCCACATGAGCGAGTAGGACAAAATGGCAACGGCAATTATCGCAGAGCATACGGATAATTTTGAGGACTTGGTCTTGGGCGATGCCCCAGTCGCTTTGGTTCCGAACGGCCTTGCCTCCCACAACAAGCGACATGGCGCAATCAGAGATACCAGTAGCGCCGTCGATAACAAGGAATCGACTAGCATCCCACTCGTTGACGGGTCCATACTTTTCTCCAGTCCTATCATCGGGGAAATTGTTGAGGGCTTCCAGTAACTTGATGAATTGGTTGTGCTTGGACTTATTCGGGTCCGGCATTTTTGCCAGAGCCTCGAGGTTCAAGGTGTTTATATTCTTGGCGTTGGCGATGAGCTGATCAAAACCAGCAGTAGGTGCTTCGAGCCGGTGCCAGTGTAGATTAGACGGAATTGCAAGACCTCTGTCGGTCCAATATCCAGCCAAGGATTCAAACCCAGACTCCAAAGCGAGATAGAAAACTTCAACACCGAGGTCAACCAACGTGCCGATGGAGTGAGTTTTGCCGGTGCCCGATGGCCCCATTAGAAGGATGTTGACTCCGGGCAAGGTGAATGGTGGGGTTAGCTTGATTGGTTCTGAAGTCATAGCAATTGAGTTCCATTTCGAGTTGGCACTTGATAGCGCCTAGAGGCGGATTGTGGTATTGAAAGAAAAAGGGGAAGCCTCCCGGAATTGAATGGGCAAAGGAGCCAGCCCACAATTCGCCGACGGGTGAGCAATCCTTGCACAGGCCTCCCCATGAGGAGTATGGATTTTTCTTGCCATCAACAGTGATGACGAGAGATCCATACACCCGCCCACAGGACTCACATAAGAATGACTGCGATCGGTTATAGCGACACGAAAGGGGGAGTGTCGAATAACCGAGGTAGTCGTCCTCGTGGAAGTAGAGGGCGGTTATGTTGGTCATTAGAAGGGGATGTTGTCGACAGTTGAAGGCTTCGAAAGGGTGCCGAGAAGTTCCTCGGAAACAATTTTACCTTCCCCGTCGATCATAACGTCGACAAGCTCAACTGACCACTTGGCACCAGCATCTTCGAGTTTGGCGCCAGCTGACTCGGCTTCATACTTGGTGTCGTGGTAGCTAACAGCTGGCGGAAAGCCAAGAATTGTTCCGGTGAGTCGATAGCGTTCTTCCTTCTCATAAGGAGCTTCGATAAGAACTTCCAGACCCTTTGAATAATTCTCACCTTTACGGATGTGGAGACTACCGATAATTACCTCAGTTATAGCTTTATCTGTAGTTACAAATTCTATACCAAGCATTCCAGTTTCGGCTACGGTTTTAATTGTCTTAAGTATCATTGGGCTTCTCCTGTTAAATACTTACGGGTTAGTTCAATATCATCTTTCCGACTTTCCAGATACTCTGGCCATGTTACTTCAGCGCGGGCGAGAGGGTCCCAGACTCGACGCTCGAAATAGGTTTCAAGCCACTGTTCAGGGTTAGGGGACTTGCAGACTTGGAGAAGACTGCACCCGCCATATTCCGCACAGGAGTGATCGAGGTTGTAGTCCCAATAGCCGGACTTCCAAGCATACATCATGCGCTCGATATCGCGGCAGGTTTGCTCCAACCAGCGGTCGATCTCGTAGTCGGAACGATAAGTCGGGCATTCGAGAGTGTCGTATTTGGTCTTGAGAATAGAAACCCCGCGAACGATAACGCCGGAAGGGTTGTAGCCGTATTCCCTTGCAGCCCAGCAATAACCAGTGAACTGGCTCCTCATTTCCCACTGCTTGCCCCATGAGGCGCCGAGTTGGGAAGTTGTCTTTTCGTCGTAGATATAAACTCCGCCAGCGAACTCAGCAATCATATCAGCCCGTCCGGTGTAGAGTATCGGGTCGCCGGTTATAGGGTGAGGGATTGGTAGAGGTTGCGCAAATGAAAATTCAATTCCGCTCCTTCCATCAGGGAATTGGAGAGGGATGGCTGCATCAACTCCAAGAGGCATAAGGGCTGTAAAAGCATTCAACGGGATGGCTGGAAGCCCGGCCAAGCCCTGCACACCAGCACGAAGATACATACCAGCATCCCCTCCAAGTGGCCCAGTCCCTTCCACTTCTTTC